TTACCCAAGTTCCAGGTGTTCCAGCAGCTGTACATACCCAAGATTTAGGTTGACCAACTGTTGGGTTAGAGTTGAAAAGTCTATCACCTTTTTTCCAAGCAAGTGTTGTTGGAATTGCAGAAGCATAGCCTACTAAGAAATCTCCCAAACGCAAACCAACCTTTCCTGTCTCTGATAAATGATTTATACCTGTAACAACATTAGGGTAGGAATAGTTCTGCACAGCAGGAGTGACAGCGGCATCAACAATATTAAATTGAACATTGTTGATAATACCTGTCTGAGTTCCATAAGCCCCTGCAATATATCCTGTAGCTGTAGCTGCTGTATCAACCACCTGGATACCATTTACATTGATACGCGTATTGTTTTCAAGCCACACTGCTCTATGCAACCCGGATGTTTTAGAGCAGTTAAAAGCTTTAAGATCTGTAGCAATTACATTTGCACAGTCTGAAACATAAATACCTTCAGCTGGAGTATTCAGAGCTTTCAGATTATTAAGAATCAAAGTAGGCGCTGTAAGATTGAAACCACTCTGAGCCAGAGGTGTATCTACAGTAACATTATCAACTTCTACAATTCCTGCACCAGTCCATCCTGACATGCCACGATACTTAGATCCAGATACTTTGATATCGGCAAACTTAACTGAACTCGTACCATTGTATTCTATGCCATATTGATTACCTGCGTTTGGTGTAACTGACCCAGCATTTTTACAGATCCCATCTGAAATAGAGACATTATCCGGTACTCGAGAATTGTAAGTAGAGTCATAAGAAACGAGAACATTAGATGCAGCTGTACCATCAATCTCAAAATCTGTAACAACTACATCAGATTGTCCCACAATTGCAATACCGCGGGCCTTAGAATTCTTAACTCGAATGTTAGTAAACACCCCGCCAGTATAAGCTGCAAGAGATGCGTAATTAACAACAGCCAACGCATCGTCACCTGTAGCTACTGTAGTAAGACCTACAGCTTGAGGATCTTGACAGTTAGCAAAGTGAAGGCCGTCAGCTTGACAGAAGATAATAGTTGTATTAAAAGCCTTAGGTCTAATACACTCTTTGAAAAGAACGCCGGCGGCAGCTCCATCTTGTACATAAGTATCATGAATGGCTGTGTCAGTTGTTGATGTAAACCAAATTACTTCTTTAGCATTATTGCGATAAGTAGATGGGGTAACATAGTCAACTCGTAAACCTGTAATTGTAGCGCCAGATCCACCATTAAACCAGATAATACCTTCAGAAGATGTGGTACCTACAAGTCTTGCCTTACCTAGAAAATCCACTTTACCTGCAAAAGATGTAATCTCCAGGTAACCTGTAGAGTTATTTACAAGATAGTCCCCAGCAGGAAATACAATATGTCCTGTAGGATTGGCTGCAAAGCAAGCTAAGATAGCTGCACGATCGTTAGTTACACCATCACCCTTAGCACTATAAGGATAATCTTTTACATTGATAGTACCTGGAGTACTTTTACTTGTGGATGGAATATTCCCACCGAAGATAGAAGTCATGATAATCCTTTCAATATCCGACAGATACAACATTAGACATCTTAAGCATTGCAATATGCTCGAGAGATAACTGCTTGTGAGCAGCTGCCTCTTCATCTTTGCCAATTGTTTTGAACACAGTTCCAGCAGCTTCATATACAATTGCATAAGGATGGTCTGTAGCAATCCAAGAATCGTAGCCAGATGTTGTGATATCTGGATTGATATAAGATCCCCAGAGATAGTATTGCTCAGCTGTTCTTGAGTTGATCTGAATATAAGCTCCAGCTACATAACAGATATCTGATTTTTGTACCTTGTAATCATCCATAACCTGCTCAGGTACGAGAATGTCAAGGAGTTTTCCTGGAGTACTTGTTGTGATATCATACTTGCGAAGATATTTCAAAGCACGATATCGTGGAAGAACTGCACGATAATCTAGTGCCTGAATATAATCGGCTGTATCGAAAGCAACTCCAGTCTCAAACATATCTTTATAATAATAGTCTGATTGATGAGCTTTAAGAGTTGCAGATTTAATTGCAGAGAGTGTACTATCTACCTGATCTGGCCGACCAGTAATAGTATACACCTCCTGGATAAGTTCAGTCAGAGTCATAATATTTACCCGTAAGAAAAGGGACCGGGAATTAGATTCCACAAGCCCCTCTTAGATTTATATGTATGCTAGAATCTAGGCATTAAGATTTCTTAGGAAGATTAACCAACCTAGCCTCTCCAGATCCACCAGCGGCTGCTGATGCAATATCACGACTATTAGCTGGAATAACTGCACCTTGCGTAGATTTACCCATATCATTATCTGGGTTAGTTGCAGCTTCCTGAGATGCCACAAATTCTGCAATAATCTTAGCACGCAGAGCATTCATTGGATCAACCATCTCAGATTCAATAGTTGCTTCAGCAGAGTCAACATAGATGTGAGGGTGACCGGATTTTACTTCTTTATCTAGCTCTGCAATTTCCCAGTCAATATCTGTACGATATACACCTGAGACAAAGATTGCTGGTTTACCATTTGCGAACACAAAGTTGCAAGATGGGATTGTGCACTTGTAAACATTGAGAATAGCCATGATTGTTTTCCTAAGGATTGTGGAGGGAGTGGAGGATTTTAATGAGATCCTCCTAACTCTCAGGTATCAGCCTGCTGCGGCAGCTGTCAGATTATAGATAATCGAGTTAGCTGGAGGATTCTTAACAACACAAGTCATTTCTGTTGTCAAAGTACCGCCAACTGCGTCGATACCATTATCAGATACATCCATATCACCAGCTTCAGGAATATTAAATTCCTTGTTCTGAGTCTTACGGTCACCCAAATAAGCAACTCGGAATGTAGACAGATCTACTGCAACTGCCATCTTAGACCAGGAAGTATTCGAGTTAAACAGTGGATGCTCAACCATACGGAAAGTACCACGAGCAGTCTTGAAAGTACTGAATTGCAAACCGTAAGAAGTTTGACCATCAACAATATAGTAAGTACCATTCAAACGGCCAATGTTATTAATAACACGTTTGGCTGTACCACCGACAAACAAAACACGTTCATTGGCAACCTTAGGATCAGTAGCTTGGTTAAACACTGGATCCAGGAAACCTTCGAGCTGTGTATAGTTTGTGGTGCCGCCGGCTGTATTCACATTGACTGCGGAATAGTACGATGGATAGTAAGACAAGTTACCGACAATATTGATCAAACCATCCATTGTGCGGAAAGGTTGACCATTGCGAACACCTTGAGATTTCTGACCAAAGAACAGAGCTTTCTCAATATCAGCTGCGTGGAAGCCGGCACAATCTTGACGAGATTCAGCGACGTTAGTTTCGCCTGCAATCATCATTGTTGTGCGAACTGTATCAGAGATTGCCCAAGTGTTACGGAAAATCTGAGTCAGATTAGTAACACGAACTGGGTTGATAATCAATGATTGTGGACGCAGCGAAGCTTCTTCATAAGCATTACCAACTTGATAGCAGTTAACTGTAGCAGCAATCGAAGCGGCGGCAACTGTACCAACTGCACGAGTCACAGAAACCTGTGTACCAGAGATAACACTATTGATGATAATATTTTCACCGGAAGAATCTACACGCATAATCATGCCGGGAAGCACATTAGTTGTGGAGGTAACTGTGAAAGTTGTATCAGTTGAAGTTTGACCGCCTGCACCGATTGTCAGTTGTGGAAACAGCATGGTCTTTGTGAAGAAACCATGCTCAGTTTGAACAGCTGTATCAGATGGTAGCATGGAAGTCATACCAAAGAGAGGTGCTGTACCATTTGGCATCAGACGAGTAATCATCGATGCAAATGACTTTTTGGCAAGATCTTGAGTAAGAACGCCAGAGGTAAAGATACCAGTAGACATGATAGTTTTCCTTTAGATTAGATTTGTAGGGAAGATTAGATCAGACCTTGAAGCAGGCCAGTGACTGTCACAACTGGAGAGAATGTAACTGCAACTGCTGTTGTATTATCAGCATTAGCATTACCAGACAGTGTAACTGTGCCAGCATTCACATTCATAGAAACAATTGTCTGACCTTGCAAACCAGCCACAGAGTTTGTGATGATCATACCAATAGACAGTGCAGCAATCTGAGCACCTGTCAAACCAGAGATAACAGCAGAACCGTTAACTGTAGTTGCCTGAACTGTAGAAGCTGGAGTGCCATTAACAACAGTTACCAAGAACACTTTGGCGGATGAAGCATTAACTGTACCGCGAGTTACTGTAACACCTGTATTAGCAGTTGCTTGAACAGTAATTGCATTAGCAGTTGTTTCAATCCAAGTGCATCGCCATGAAGTGCCATGTTGCACACCTGTAGCACCAAGACCACTTGACAAAGCTGCAATAATATTAGCAGCAGAATCAATTGTATCAGTGCCAGCACCAGAGGCATTACGCAAAATCAAACCAGATCCCAGTTGGGAACCTGTAATGGTAAGTGCTGTACCACTCAAAGTAGCTGGCAAAACTTCTTGAGTTGCAAGAGTGTCACCAGTCTGTTGTTGACGTTGCAAACCACCGTCATAGACGGAACCTTTTAGAATACCCATGATAATTTCCTTTATATCCCGTTAGGGAGAGTATGTAGATAGATATAAGATCTTAGCTAAGAAACTTGCTCCAATCTTCTTCAGTCCTAGCTGCCTTTTGTTGGGCAGTCTGAGGTGCAGCAGGTGCAAATGTAGAACCTAGTGCAGAGAAGAAGTCACCAACTTGTTGCTGAATCTCGGCAGATGAAGCATTAGGATTCTTCATAAGCAATTGAGATTGCAAAGCTTCAAACATTGGCCGGACAGCAGGATTTTGAAGGAGCGGATTGTTGGCTAATGTAGCTTCTGTAGTAGAGAGCTTTTTCACCAAAGTGGGAAGTTGAGCATTTTGTTGCTCTTGAGCTTTAGCAAGTGCTTGTTCAACAATCTTAGTTGTGGCAAGAGCTGATTGAGCGTAACCCATCTGTGCAACTGTATTCATTGCTTCCATCAATGCAGCAGAAGCTTCTGGGCCGCCAGCTTGAATCTTTTGCAGAATCTCAGGAGTTACAGCTTTTGCAAAATCTACGCGTTTGGCAGATTCCATCAACTTTGCTGGGTCCAAATTTGCAAACATAGATTGGTTTGCAGTTGAATTTGGATCAGTAGGAGGAGTTTGCCAAATGTCTTTGAATGCCTCCAATGGGGACGCTGGAGTCTGATTCTGAGTAGGATCAGGATTCATTGTCTGAGACTGAGAAGGAACTGTACCATTAGGAGCAGTCTGTTGTGAAGCTTGAGTTCCTGGCAAAGGTTGTCCAGGATTAGCAACACCAGTAGGTGCAGATGGAGCTGGATTCTGAGAAGCAGCGGCTGGAGTTGTACCGAAAAGAGTTTGGAAAATGTTAGCCATGATTGTTTCCTAAGAGTTGTTTAGTTAGGGGAAGCTGAAGAGAGTGCTTTTAGAGCAGACTCAGATTCGTCAGAAAGAAGGAGAAGATAGTTAAGTGCAGAAAGTTGACCTTTTAAGTGAGCGTCATCTTGTGCAAATTGAACAGGATTTAGAGGATCAAATGTAAGAGCTAAGATCTGTTCAGCAATCTGAGCCCTTTGATTCTGGATAACCTGCTTCTGAGGGAAAGATAGAACAGATCCTGAAAGAACTTCCTGTTCAGATAGAGACCAAGAAGTAAAAGGTCCTGTAGCTTGGATAGCCATTTAAGATCCTTGGGTTGGTTGATAAGATTGTGGATTTACACCTTGAACAGGTGCGGTAGGAGCTTGTGGAGATCCAGATTGTGCAGTTTGTGCACCAGGAACATAACCATAAGCTTGAGGTGTTGGTTGAGGTGGATATTGTTTCGGGTCAACTCCTTGTTTCACAAGTTCCATAATAATATTCTGCCAAGTATTTACAGCTTGTTCGTATACCTGCTGCTCAGGAGATTTCTCATAAGGCTTTAAGTCTACATTCTGAGTTTTCATCAGATAGGAAAACATCGGTGCAATGTTATACCCTGCCCCAATCTGAGGGGATGATCCAATGGTTTGCAGTGCCATTGTAAAGGAGTCTGCAGAGATTGCCTTATCTGTGGGAGTTAGACCATCTGTAATCTTATAGGTTGCAAAAGATTTACGGAGAGTGATTGGATCAACAGTGACCATTCGTTCCTGGGAAGGGGAGAAAATAGATATACCTGCTTGGTATTGCAGGGTGTTGATCTTAAGAATCTCTTTCAAAGGTGTGAATACTTGTGCTTCAAAGAGCATGGCAGTCATCTGATCCCGGCCATTTGCATTAGCCATTACAGATTCATATTCATGTTGAGTTTTATTTCCCTTAACAAACTGACCTTGCTTAGCTTTATTCTGTCCATTCACATCATTTGCCATCTGAAGCATCTGAGGAAGTTCTTGGAAAGCTACGGAAGATTGGTCATCGCGAAATGGAATAGGGAAATAAGCCTCACTAGGTAACTTATTATAACCAGCCGGGCGCATTGGAATCTTAGCTGTCGGGGAATCTGAATTGATGTGTGCAGCAGAAACAAGGAGAGGATTATAAATACCACGATCAGAAATTGCTCTGCGCCGTGCAGCCATTGCCGAATTTACAAGAGCTGATGCAATCTCCTGGAAGGGTCTGGCATTATTAGCAAGAGATTTTGTTTGATATCCCAAGCCATCTTCATTTGGTTGCCCGAAAAGAACGGGCAGATACCCATGGGCATTAGTTTGACGTTCAGCATAGATAAGAACTTGGTGATTTACAACAATGAATTTCCAGATTTGAGGTGTGTTAGCAGAAGGAACTCGCAGCCTGAAATCTTGTGGAATGATTCGAGCATAAAGAGTTGTCACCTCATAAAGATTTTTATAATTGATCTCTCCAGCTGGACGTTCTAAGATTCCTGCCCACGCCATCCAATCTGTAGATCTCTTAGGATCTTTCTGGATCAATGCATTTGGGTTAATTTGTGGTAGATAGAAAGATTCGATACCTCCAGGACCTGCAGAAGCTGTACCAAGACCAGATTCGAAAGCTGCTTTTACATTTGCAACCATCTTATCTGGAAGTTCATTGATAAATTTCTTTAGATGAACTCGGGACATAAGCTGGGTCGTACCTGCGAACTCTCCATCTTTGAAAATATCTGTAGGTTTATATCGAGTATCCCAGAAAGTATTGTAAAGATCCCAGCGTTTTACACAATTACCTTCCCAGATAACTTCTTTTGGCCTACCTTGGGATACAGAGAAGTTAAGATCTGTCTCAATTGCAGCTGTAACTTGGCGATCCCATGCAACTTCCACAGCTCCAAGATTATATTTGAAGCAATCACGGAAAAAGAGCATGAATTGTTGAACCCATGCACCGCGAATTGAGTTTTCTTCAATAATTGCCTGGTATTGTAAGGCAGCATCTGCAAAATTTGGTGGTGCGACCCAACCAAAAAGTGGGGAACCTGTTAAGAATACAGAAGCTTGATAAGTTACAGCAGCTTCTACCTGAGGCATTACAACTGGAACAGTTACATTTTGAAACTTTGTGGGATCTCCATACCTATTAGAGAGTTCTGCCCTACGATGTTCAGTTGTCCAATCTGTTTCTCGAATATAAGCAAGATCAGACTGTCTCATTTGTTCTCGAATATTCCACTGTTGATTCAGCATGGAATAACAAGCACGATGGAAACTAATGATAGCTTCCTGAGATTTATCTGGAATGATCAGAGGTGTTGCGGATGCCATATTGAACTTTCGTAGGATTGTTTAGAAAGGGGAGTTTTCAGTTTCACCGTAGATTCGGGCTGTCCCGGCATCTTGTTCTATGATATCTAAAGAGGATACAATAAGATCTAGATACATCTCAATTACCTTAGGGGCATAAGTTAGACAGTCGAGGAGTCCGTCAGTGTTATCTCTTTTCAGAGGATTAAACTGAGAGATCTGAATGTTAACTTGCGCTTTCTGGGAAGGATGAATTTGGATCTCACCTGCAAGAAGTTGTTTGAACATGTTAAGAATCCGGGAATTCTTAGAATATCCACCTGAGTAAACTTCTACAGCTTCGATACCAATAATACCTAGTTGAGTACACATGAACCCGAACCAATATAGAAGGGAATATTGGTAAGCATTGGATTCTACAGCAATCAATCGGCAGTTTCGTCTTAGAGCTATCTTAAGTGCTTCCCGGATCGTATCACCTGGGGACAGTCTACCTTCCTTAATTTCTTTACATACAGGAACATTCTGATGGATCTCAAAATACATAATAGAGACTGCGTCAGAATTGACTTTATCATTAGATGGGTCGATAACTATGAAATTTCCTTGATGGAGTTCGTCATCAGGAATGGAATATACAGGGAGTTTGGAAAGATCTACAAGATTGTTAACTGAGGCATCTTCATCATTAAGAACCTCAGCATAGAAAACTTCCGGGCGCCCCATTGCCAAGTCGTTTTCAAATTCTTTCAGGAGTTGTTTAATTGGTTGGAGATCTTCCCAAAGAGATGTTCCATCAGCTAAGATGCCGCCTGCAATAAATTTAGTCCATGTAGGATTATGTTTGAGTTTGCGAAGGAGCGAGTGTTTGGTTGGATACATATTAGCAATGAATACGAAAAGACATCCATGAGGACTCTTAGCTTTCATTGCAGTACCAACCATCCAGGTTTCAATATTCTTAGAAACAGTTTCGGAGTCAGCATCTTCTCGAGTTTGAATGTCATCAAAGATCATAATATCTGGCCGCTGATTTTCCAAGGTAATTCCTCGGATATCAGATTCTGCACCAGATCCCATAAGGATAATATTCCTACCCCGGAACCCGAATCTTTTCAGATCCTGTCTATCTGTCTCAGCCCCTAATTTCCAATCTCCAAAAATCTTTTGTACATTCCGCTCAGAGAGCATGGACATAATATCTGTGATAATATTATTCGCCTTGGTTTGTGTGCCACAGATTATTAGGATGAATTGTTTCTTTGTGAAGAGGATACAATAGATGATAAAGATTTTAATTAACATTGTTTTCCCAAAACCGCGGGGCAATCCGATGGCAAGTTGGGAAAAATCTCTGGTACGGTGTACGTAAGATAGGAGCCAATTCCAGATTGATTTGAAAACTGGAGGGAACAGGTAGCGGAAGACTAAAGGCATGGTAAGAGCAGCCAAGAAATCTAATGATTGCCTAGCTGCATCTTCTGCTTGATCTGACTGGAAAGAAGCTTCTCTAGGAAGGGATGTATCTTCCTCAGACGCTCCTAGATTCAAGCCTAGCTTGTCATCCCAAGATTCATTCATTTAGTTTCTTTCCGCACATGAGTTCTGGAAATCAAGAGAGAAATTTTCAGGAGCTGTTCTTTAGCAGCCTCTTTATTCTTTCTTTCCAGTTCTGCTTTCTTAGCAGCCTGCTCTTCAGTGAGAGCTAGAGTCTTATGGTGAGTGTATGATATTTGACACATTATGATTCTCCTTTGAGAGTTCTAACATTTTAGTCATATTTGAGGATTGTACTGTAACAAGTTCTTGTTCGCCAGCTTTAATGACTTGGTTGTTAATATTGAGGGTGATGTTTTGAGATGTGAAATTATTCATGATCTGTGCAGGAAGAACAAGTTGTACAACATTCTGTTGTCCGATTAGAGCATCTGGGGCAGAAGATCCGCGACGCTTTGCACCATTGATAATTTGTATAGCTTTCAGAACCTCGAAAGGTTTCATCATGAAAGGGATAAGATCTTCAAGTCTTTTTTGGAGATCTTGTTCCATCTTATCATAGCGAGAATCTGTCTCATTATGTTTCGCTAGATTCTGGAAGCGCAATTCTGCAACACGAGATGAGAATTCTGGATCGGACAGGAGTTGAGAGATTCTTGAGGTAGATACACCTACGGCAGATGCAACTATCTCAACTCCCAGGCCTTGTCCCAGGAGACTCAAGGCTCTATCTTCTGTTCCTGTTGTTGTGGTTTGTCCCATGGCCGGACCCCTTCTGATTTCTAAACTAGAGATATTATACAGGGAAGGGAGAGATTCCCGGGGACGGGGTCAGGATTTTCTCAATTTTAATTCTCCATCTTCTATAGTATACCTGTTACAAATATCTGTGGTGTACTGACTATGGCACTTCTTTTTAATACCATACACGGTTCTTTTATCTACTCCAAATTTTTTAGCTAACATCATTGTAGGTAAGTATGAAGTATAAATCTCTACAATAACTCTATCATCTAAAGCATTTTTCCTTCTTCTCATATTTTTATTTTGATCAGATTGTGAACTCCATTTACAATTCTCTTTTGAATAACCTAAATCGTTATCTATTCTATCTAAAGTATATCCATCAGGTCTAGGTCCCAAATCTTCTAAAAATTTTTCAAAATTATTTTTCCAAGCTTCACAGACTTTTATACCTCTGCCCCCATAGTCTTTATAAAACTCATTTGATACCAGATAACATCTGGACATCATAGCGTTGTATACAGGATATAAGGGATGGGAGGATTTAGACATGAGATCTCCAATATAAAGATTTAGTATAAGACAGTTATAATCTTTCTCATATGGGGGACGAGTTTGATTTGAAAAATTTTAGCAAAATGAATTTAGGTCAATAGGACATATCTCAGCTCAAAAGTCGTTAAAGGCCCTTACCCCCCCCCTTGCATTTAATGTTAGATGTTATATGTTATATGTTATATATTGAATAGGAAATGTTATATGGGAGATGGGAGAGGTTAGATGGGATATGGGAGATTGGATAGATTGGTATGTATAGGTATGTATATGTAACAAGTTGTAAAATATGTAACAGTTTGTAAAAGGCCTGGAATTGTCATAAAGCAGGGGCAGGAATGGGCGATAATAAAGGCTAGTTAGTTAATTTGTTTAATCTAAATTGATTGGAGATTGAAAATGATGAAATTTGTTCAAGCCGATATTAGTCCTGACTGCTACTCTGGATGGTATTCAATTAACGGTTTCCCTGAACAGTCAGATTATTGGCACGATGTCATGTTTGATAAATTCGGATATGATAGCCATTTTATGACCTTGTGCTATCTGCAACTGGTTTGATTGGATAATGAAAATGGATTACCTAACAATTCTATTCACATTAGATATTGAAGTTATTATTTTTATCTGTCATTTGCTTAGAAAGGCTTGATATGAACACACCTTACTCACAAACACACGCAGGCAAACCTGAACAAACCCACATGGTTGTAGAGACTGAAAAAGGCTTAAAGATTGTTCGAGCTACTGTTGGAAACTATCTGAGATCCGATTATGGTGTGCAATCACTCGGAACTGAGGCAGAATGTAAAGCGGAGTTAAAAAGATTGAAAGAACTCACATATTGATTTTCTCCCATAACCTATCGCACAATGGTAGGTTATCGGAGGTAATCTCTACCTCAGTCCTGAAACTCTCTGAAACTATCCCTAGTGGGAAGGAAACTATCATGTCACTCGTATCTAATCGTCACAATGTCAATCTGTTCGTATCTGGACAATCTAATCCCTTGACTGGTCAAAGATTGGCGAAAGTAGGATATAAGTCTACAAAAGCGAATCCTGCTAAATATCCATCTGTCTGTGCTAGCGTTCCGCTATTGAATCAAGGTGAGATTCTGGAAAATATCAATGGTCTACTGCCTTATATCCGTGAGATGTGCGAAGCGGCTCAGGATGGCATTGTTAGATCCTTGTATGAATCATCTGGAGGAACTCTCACAAGTGTGAGCGATGAGGAAATAGGTATTGGTGCAATCATTGGTTATCTTGAGAGTCAAGCAAATGGCGGCAGGTTGACTAAAGATCTCATTGAAGGATGGTTTGATCGTGAGATGAAAGATAATCTTACTGTCCTGTTCGCTGAAAAACTCGGATATGATCTATCTACACCTGAACAAGAAGAAACAATCGGGAAACATCTGGCAGGTTATAAGGGATTGTTTTCTAGTCTGGCCGGTGGGAAAACTGTCCTAAATGTTGGGCAGATTAATAATCTCACCAAGGCTCTGGATATCTGTGCTCCAGATGATGAAATGTCTGGGAAACTTGGGAATCGTCTCAAGCAGATGTCTCAGACACCTAAGATTGAAGAACTGTTAGGATTGTAAGATACATAAGTAGACTCTAAGTCTGTACAGTCTAGTTTAGGTGTATATAAGTAGACCGCTAGACTGTCAGACCGTAGGAAAACGCTCGAACCTCTGTCTGACAGCCCTGCCTAATGTGTATATATCTCACGTGTATGTATATATTAGATAGGTATATTAGATTATATCCCCCCCCCCCCCTCTTTATATTTTTATAAATTTTAAGTGGGCCTAAAACGTGTCGAATCCTATGATAGATTACACATACAACTAACTAACTAGATAGTATAATCTAGAGTATCATTATCCCCTTGACACCTGTCAGACATAGGCGTATGCTCCTACGGTCTAGCAGTCTGACGGTCTACTTTCGCATTCTGTGAAACTTTTGTTGAAACTAGAAAGGAAACTATATCATGTTTAATTGTTGTATTCTCAAACATGAAAATACTGTTATCGGTATTTTCAAGGATAAAGAAACCGCAGAATATCACCGTGATATGTGGTTACAAATGCCTGGAGTATCGTCTCTTAATTGGTTTTGCGATCTAGCATATATTCCCGGATTACCTTTTTAATCTTACTAGGAGATTTTCCCCTATGACACGTATAAACCTAATTGATCCTTCCCTGCTTTGTGATAAACATCTAATGGCAGAGTATAGGGAATTGATCAGGATACCTAACGGAGTACTAACAGGTAGACTCAAGAATCAATATCCTGATGCACCCTCTAAATATACTCTAGGATCAGGACATATTAAATTCTTTGTTGATAAGCTCGAATGGTTGTATTATCGTCACCTAGAATTGCATAATGAACTTCTTGTTAGAGGTTTCAAGGTGTCTAAGATGGATTGGTCAACTATAGTCAATTCCCCTATATGGAAACATATTCCATATACTCCAACACCTGCCGAAATCTCCCTAAATCTTTCCCGCATAATTGATCGTATGCCAGCGAATCCTAAATGGACTGGCAGAGTTACCCCTAGATATTGGATCAATCATTCCCTTAAAGGAGCCTAACATGTCCCATCCTGCACACACTAAGCAATATATAATCTCTGAAACACAGCTCAAGACATTAGAATACATGACTATTCTATTATCAGAATCGAGAGCTAGATTGCCTTTGATTGTTAATCAATCTGTCCATAAAGATTTCAGGTGTATACAATCAGGACTAGAATCTTTGCACGCTTTCATCAAAACTCAGCCTCTCCCTGAGATCGAGCCAGGAGATTAACATATCATGCCTGATATATACCTAATATATTACTCAATCAGATCTTATTATCAGATCCCTGTTTATCATCCCCTAGTATCTGGTTATACTGATTCCCTATATAGGAATCTTTTTGTCCTTGGTTCCCTAATCGAACGGAGATATCACCATGATCCATCCTGATATCCTAGATCTCTTATCTCCTTCTACCCTCGCATTCATTCTTGCAGAGATAGAACAAGAGATATCAGAAGATTCCCCCGCAAATATATCTGAATCTTACCGATTGATTAAACAATTCTTGATAGATCTAGTAGGTCAGGATATGGCAAACAAGATGATCTATCAATCCTCCTTAGACCTACCATCATAAGGATTACCAGATGACAATTAAAAAATACCGGCCTTATTTCACACTCCCTGAGTTAAAAGAACTATCTCAGGGAGCTAAGACATTCTCTCTTAAAAGATATCTAGATAAATTTATCTCAGATATAGAGGCAGAACATAGAGTAGCGAATATCACCTTGACAGGTAGACCTGCTATTGAAGATAAATTAGGATTCACACAAAACCCTGATCCTCTCCTCACACCTGAGATGCTTTATCATAAATACCGTGCACAATCTAATGGTGTTGGTATGACAAAAGAGGAAAGAGATAAAGCATTAGAATTCGGATATCAGAATGATCTCTTGAATCCTCAAGAAGATGCAGAATATGAAATGAAACTATTTTCAAAGGATATATGACCATGGTTCGCTATAAATACTCCTCTTCCCTTGCCCGTAAAGATATGATTCGTCAATCAATCACATACACTCTAAGATTTCTTCTCCTAATCTGTGACCTAGGAATCATCTTAGGAGTACTAGCATTTGGACAATATCTTGATTCCCCTGAAGGTACAGATATCTTTTCCAGAATCTTCATATCTCTTTTTGGAGCCTGATATGCCTGATATCTATCTTATATATTGTACCATTAATTTCTTCTCGGATCTACCAGATTGTCCGACTGATTACTATGACTCTGATACAATGTTTGATATCCTAGTATCTTCCATTTACTATATTCCACATTCAATAACATTCAAAGAACAACTCTGTTGTAATATGACATTTCACTGATACTTCTGTAAAGGATTACCAGACTGATCCTTTACCGGCTGTATCAGCCCTTTGAAACTACCTAAGAATCTATCATGCCTGACATCTATGTGATCTATTGTAATATTATTTACATCTCCTACCTAACAGAGTGCCCTAAATATTATTACTTCCCGGCATATTTAGATATGTTTAATGTGGGATACTCAGAAGATGATCTGCTATACACAAATATTGAAGATCTTTTTATCAGAAACCTCTCTTGAAACTATTGGCTCTGCCAAGGAATCTACATATCATGAAAATCTTATGTGCCTATTCATCCCTAGAATTCACATGTGAACACTTCCCTGGATCTCTATATTCCAGAGAATCTTACCACCCTATATTCTCAGTACCTCAAAAGAAACTCTTACCATACTTATCTAAATGGTCGGCAGGTGAACTAACATCTACTGATTCCTACCTACTTTTTCTCGCCCTCCTAAGATCCTCTGAATTAGTTGAGTTCAGAGTAGCAGCAACTAGAACTCCCGAAACAGATTCTATCATTGCCCTCAATATGGAATCTCTAACCAAAACTCTTCTCCGCCTTAATACAGTTATCAATCCATCCCAAGTATTCCCTAGGTATGTAATCTCCCCAGAAACAAAAGGTCTAGGAAACATACAATACTGGATACAGAATTGGAAAGATGCATATAAAGATCATCTTGATGGATATGTCTCTGCTAATGAATCTCAGAAACTTATCGCAAGGGAAGCTGCCCTAGAGAGGCTGATAAAATCTTCTCACAAAGATGTATCAACATATTCTATCCAACTTTCAGATTGGGCAGCAGTTGCTGGATCTTTCCCTACATTCTCCCTAATCAATCCTTTCACAGGTCATACAGATACTTGTGCAAACTATTGGAAATCTCTCATAATCCGGGCAACTAAAGAGGAATCTATATTCTCTATCCGCCGCAGGGATCTTGAAGAACTCCTAGAACATTGTGAAGAACATATCCCATATGGATCTATCTTCTCAGATAAACTATTTAAAGTTCTCCGACACTCCCTAGAAAGACAAAAGAACTTCCTTGGCCTAGGTGATCTTGACATATCTAAATCTACCTACACAATTCTCGGTGCATCAGATACAGTAGAAGATGCGAATCTTAAAGGTATGATTGATTCAGCTCCAGAATCTGAGCCGCGCCCCGAACAGTATCCAACCAAGTTCTTATATATGAAAGCCCGGCTAAGATATCAGCTTGCACAAAAGGCAGGTACACGGAATCAAGAAGGAGAATCAAATGTCTGATCCAAGATCCTCCCCATTTCCGAAAGATAAAGCATTATCCCTTCTCTTAACATCTTGCTGGGAAATTCCCCCTGAACAAGTTAAGGAACTCTCATCTTACTATCTCCACCATTGGTCTACAGATTATTTCTCTCGCCTATATTATAACCAATCCGGGCGAGTCTTCCACAATGGAACCACATATCAGATCTTATTCTATCGTGGGGATATTGATATGGTTTTCAGGGCATCTAAAGTTGCAATCTCCTTCAGATGCCATAAGGATCATAAAGAAGGATATGCACTTGTAAGAGCTTTACCTCTCACACCTGTTTATTGATACTCCCTAGGAATCTATATGTCTAGTCTACCAATATCCAAACTTGCCGCGCTACGAGATAAGATTCGAGCCGCGCAGATTGCTACATCTCCAACCGTAACATCCCCTGGAACCGAAACTAATCTACACAATCTTCCAAAGGAACCAGCCCAAGACTCCAACCATATCTATGACAAATATGGTAATCTAATCGCACTGAATTCCAAACAAATGGAATTTGTTAATCTTGCTGTTACTGGTCAATCTTGTGTTCTCATTGGTCCAGCCGGCGTAGGTAAAACAACTTCCCAGAAAGCAGTTGTATCTTCCCTTATCCAATCTGGCCGCGCTGGAATCTTATCTCCAGAAGGACATAAATATCTTCCACAATCTTCCCCAGGTATTGTAATTGTTGCATATACTCGCCGTGCAGTTGCTAACATCCGCCGGAATATGCCAGCAGATTTACAAAACAATTGCATAACAATCCATAAACTTCTCGAATACCAACCTGTATATACAGAAGTTATTGATCCGATCACAGGGGACATAAAAACTAAAATGTCCTTTGAACCTGCCAGGAATTATTCTAATCCTCTACCATCTTCAATACATACAATCATATTTGAAGAGTCATCTATGATTGGAACTGATCTTTATAAGGAAGTACAAGATGCGTGTCCTCATTCCCCTCAAGAAATCTTTCTCGGTGATATACAGCAATTACCACCTGTATTCGGTCCGGCGATCTTAGGATTCAAACTTCTTTCCCTCCCTGTTGTTGAACTCACCGAAGTATATCGCCAAGCATTGGAGTCTCCGATTATATCTTTGGCGCATAGAATTCTCTCTGGTAATCCAATACCTCCGACAGAGCTAAAAGATTGGAATCGTACTGGCCTCACAATCCATCCCTGGAAGAAAAAGATTTCTCCTGATGAAGCTTTAAGAACTACTGGTATGTTCTTTATTCAAGCAGAGGAGAAAGCTCTGTATGATCCAGAAGAAGATATCATCCTTATCCCATTTAACAAATCTTTCGGAACAGATGAACTAAACAAGATCCTCGCTAACCATCTCTCTAAGAAACGAGGTGCTACAACTTATGAGATTATTGCAGGATTTAATAAATACTATCTTTCCCCTGGAGATAAGATTCTATATGACAAGGAAGATGCAACAATCATAGAGATTAATCCTAATCCATCTTACACTGGAGCAACTCCCTTACCAGCATCTAAATCTTTAGATTATTGGGGATATGATCCAACACCTCCCGGAGTTGACGCAGTCAGTGATGATGATATGGACTTTCTTCTTTCCCAAGTATCATCCTCAGAATCTGGTGATCGTGTTCGTCAAGCATCCCATGTTCTTACAATCCAGATGTTAGATTCTGGAGTGACAATTAAAGTAGACAAGGCAGCAGATATTAACACTTTAGTTTTAGGGTATGTATTAACTTTTCACAAGGCGCAAGGCTCGGAATTCCGCAAAGTTTTCATTGTTATGCACCAATCGCATAATACTATGGTAAACAGAGAGATGTTATACACCGGAGTCACAAGAGCCAGGGAAGAGTTATATATAATCTGCGAGGATGATCACTTTGTTAAAGGGGTACAAACTCAACGTATTAAAGGTAATACTCTTAAAGAGAAAGCTGAATATTTCAAAGGTAAATTGGAGAAATCGTGAAAGGCTATAATCATGGCTAATTTTTTACAAGACATTCTCAAGGAAACTAATGGAGAAGAAATCCTAGCAATCACTCTAGGGGGCACTTCTGATTATTATTACGCTGATAAACTAAAAATCCCTGAACATCTAGAAGGAAAGACTCTGCAATTCACACCTGAAATCCAAGCATTGCTTAACTATGAATATGATACAGGATATGGAGCTGTGGATTGTCATGATGTAGTTATCTGGACTGCTGAAAATGTATATTACATTCATGAATATGATGGCTCAACTCGTTTTCATTCTAAACCAAGGAACTTTACTTTATCCCCTTCTTAACTAGACTGTGAGGGACCCCTTGACAGCGTCCCCGGCCTCTGATACACTCCATTCCAGCAGTTGAGAAATCTGCCCCGAAAATTCTCACCTAACCAACAATCTTAAAGCACTTAAATGTGCAAGGAAAATCTCTCATGACTGAATCTTCTACAACCCAAGCAATCAATCCTTCTTTCGACCAAACTGTAGATCAAAAGGATTTCAAGTTCCGTTTTAAGAAAGATAAGCTGGGTACAAAACGTGCTGATGTTGAATTGAAAGCATTTGTTCCTTCAGTTGAAGGTATCGTTACCATTCTGGAAAAAGGTGGCAAGGGTCTGGAACTGTTGCAAGATGCAATCTATGATGTTATTCGTTCAGCTCTTGCCGGTGATGTAGGTGATAATGAATCTTTTAACCAAGCATTCTATGATGCAAATGCAACGAAGTATTCTTGGGAAGCAATTGCTAATCAACCTCGTGAAGATCGCCGTGCTTCTGCAATCTCTGAAGAATTGTGGGCAGCCTTTGCAGCAGATTATATTGCTGTGATGCCTGGAGTTACTAACAAGACTGCAGAACAAGTTGGTAATGCAACTGTTGTGTATCTGAAGAAGTTCGCACAGGTGAAAACGAATAAGGAAGTTCTGGGTAAGTTGAAAGAACAACTCTCTTTGTATGTTGAACACTCGCCTAACGCTGAACAGTTTACAGATATTATTGAACTGTTGGTTCGTAAGGCTGATGGTTATCTGTCTGCTAATGATACAGAATTGTTGGTTGCGAATCTGTAAGATCTTGGGCTGGCATATAAATAAGTCCTAACCCTTGAGTCCTGAGCATGACTTAAAACTGCTCACTTTTTATACTTATATATTTTCTATCAGAATCTATAACTATGAGAATGTATCAACCCATTTGGCTGAAACTTAAAGCTCTTCCTAGGGATGAAGCAGCTAAGGTGGGAGTGTCTGTATCTGCGCCGAGAGCCTTACACAGAAGAATCGTAAAAGCGATTAAGAAAGAAAAATGGATGGACATAGAACATAAGCTAGAGATAGAACCTTATGCCTCAGTCTTAGCGAATAGGTCTAAACATTCCATCCTCACATTTACTCTAACATATACCAGGGTTTGTTCTTTCACTCTGAAAGATTTCTGATGCCCCATCCTTTGTATCCTAACCATTACAATCTAGCCTATAAACCATATACCAAGAAAGATATTCCAGCAATGTCTAAACAATCTTCACAATTTGTAGTCAATGGTACCCGTATGGGTGAGACAGCCAAAGCGGTTAAGTTCTCAATCTATGATTGCCAAGGTGTTCCTTATCACGGATTGACAACTTGGTTTCCTTTCTCACAAGTATCTAAATCAGTGACGAATCCTAATGAGGTAGATAAAGATTACCTTGTTGTTTCTGAATGGATTATGAAAGAGAAAGGGCTGATGCCCTCAACTCAAGAAGAGAAGAATAGGCTGGAAGATAATACTGGAGGTAATCATGGCAAGTCTTGAGCTTGAACTAATCGGTAAGCAGCAACTTGAGATTGAAGAACTCAAGAAACAGGTAAAGGAGTCAGACAATTGTTATAAACTTATTCGTCAAAAGATGGTAGCTATAGGTGGTCCTCTTAATGACAACTATCTTGGTTTCAATAAAGATCAGTTAAAGTTTATTCAAGATATCTACTACCTAGCTGGAGGTCGTTAACATGAGCACACCTATCCCACAAGGTTTCGAACTTAAAGAACGCGTCTCATCTCTCTCAGATGCTATCCTCTCCAAGCATCCTCAGATGAAGAATCTTCTACAAGAGATCTGGAAAACTCTCCGAACATACCCTGAGAATATCACACTGCTCTCTGAGCAGGAGATCCAAACAATTGTCTCAGGTCTTAAAGTTCAAACACAAACTGAGTTCGCAGCACAAGTTACTAAACCTTCAGCATCTAAGACTCTTGCCGCAAAGATCAAGACTCTAGGTGCTAATGCTTTTTGATATAGGAATCCCTATGATCTATCCTCCTGAAAAGAAATTCAAACTCACTCAGATTGCAATTACTTGCTCCATTGTATGCTCATACTGGAATCAACTGTTTCCCAAGTCAGGCAACAACTAGTCTTAGTAGCTCTGAGAGACAGACTCACATATCCTGAATATAAACTTCTCAGAGATTGGCTCCACTGTGAGCCTCTTAGCTTTTGTGGGGAGATATATTCACCACTAATTACTGAGATAACAAAATGTCTACCAATGAATTCGATATCGACACACTATTATCAGATTGGAGTGGTACTCCCAATGATCTTGTCGGAACTATCCTGCCAGGAGCAGAAGGAATTAGCCGAGAACCTTTTGTCGAAGACGGATATGAAGGAAATATTGATTACAGGATTCGACAATTATCATACTCCTCGCTCCTTACACTTCACCAATGCCCTCGTAAGTTCGAACTCTATAAGAAACGATCTACCTTCAGAACAGAAGAAGATATCAAATCCTCAATCACATTTGCTTTCGGACACGTTGTCGGCGAGGCTATCCAACTTGCGCTCGAAGGTCTAACTGAAGATGAGATCATTTGGAAAATGTTCCTTAATTGGAAACCAGATCTGTTTGCAATCCACGAGCGTGATGCTAAATCTTTCTTCCTAGCTGTAATCGCTCTGCAAAGATTCCTCGAACTTCGCCAACAAGGATTCCTAGATGATTACGAACTTGTATATTATAATGGTGCTCCTGCTTGTGAGCTTAGTTTCTCTATTACTTTTCCTGACGGTTTTCGGCTTAGAGGTTTTGTTGATGCTGTACTCAGACATAAAGTCACTGGAGAAATCCTTGTTCTCGAATGTAAAACTACGAATGCTTCTTCAATCAACCCAGCAACGTATAAAAATTCAGCGCAGGCTATTGGTTATTCTGTTGTTCTTGACCATCTCTATCCCGATCTATCTAGTTATAAAGTTCTTTATTTAGTATATCAAACTAAGAGTAGAGAGTACAATCCAATCCCATTCACTAAATCTTTCCTTCAGCGAGCACTCTGGATTCGTGAGCTCCTCTTAGATATTGAGACAATTAAACTATATGAAGAAGCTGAGATCTACCCGATGCATGGGGAATCTTGCACCTCTTTCGGTAGAGACTGTGAATATTTCCAGACATGCACATTGAGTACAGAACATCTTACCAAACCTTGTACCCCTGAGGAAGAAGATAGAACAGATTATCAGGTACAGATTGGATTGGAAGACTTGTTAGATTCACAACTGAGAAAGGTTGGATGATATGGGTATTAAACTTTTATCTTTAGGTAATAAACTTCTATACTCTGATATAGATTTTGTTAAGGTTCATTTATATGGCTGGTATGTAAATAAAGCTGGCTATGCAGTTGCTTCGAAGAAAGTATTAGGTAAGTGGACTTTGGTTTATTTTCATAGAGAAATTTTTAATCTATCTGTAGGAGATAAAGATATTGTGGATCACCTGGATGGAAACAAACTTAATAACCAACGAGATAATCTTAGATTAGTTTCTCAATCAGAGAATATGCAGAATGCTAATAAGAGAGTATCTGGCACATCTAAATATAAAGGTGTTGCATATAATTCCAGAGACTCAAATTGGTCTGCACAGTTTAATCATCCAGTAGCGGGTAAGGTTCATCTAGGTTATTTTGATACAGAACTTGCAGCAACTAAGGCGTGCAATACATATGTATCTATATACTTTACTAAACCACTTCTAAATAAAATTCCATCATGAAACTCTCACAATATAAACCAGCATCCACACATCGTGTTCTAATCTTAGGTCTCTCAGGTTCAGGTAAATCAACATTAGCTGCTGAAATGGCAGAGCATGGATATAATCTAATCTGGATAAATACAGAGAACGCAGCTGAAACTCTTCTCAAGCTCTCACCTGAAGCTCAAGATCGTATAGATCTTATTAACATTCCAGACTCAGCTTCTTATCCAATTGCTGCACAAACTCTTCTTATTCTTTTCAACAAAGGTACAGCTAAGATTTGTGACGCGCATGGAAAATCAGGTTGTCCGATCTGCGCAAAGGATCCAGATGCAATTATAACAGAGGTAGATTTCAATAAACTCGGGCCTAAAGATATTGTAGTTCTTGATACAGCTACTCAGCTTTCATATTCTATTCTTTCATATACAATGAAAGACAAGTCTCTGGATACAAAACCTGAAAGAGATGATTGGGGTGCGCTGAGAAAGTATACAGAATTTTTTAAATCCCAATTCCAAGGAGCTAGATATAATCTTATTGTAACTTGTCAATGTCAAGAAGCTGAACTAGAAGATAAGACAACTAAACTTGTTCCATCTTTTGGATCTGCTGGAATGTCTGCTACATTTCCCTCAGCTTTTGATCATGTGATTTATACTGAGGTGAAGAATAAAACTCACCGAGCTTACTCAACATCTACTGCAAGTAATGGATTCCTTACAAGATCCAGATCTGATTTTGATATTGCAAGCTCAGGTAAATTATCTTTACTGCCTATCTTTACCGGGCAGATTGAGAAACCTACAGTTTCTACAACTCAGACTAATGAGCAAGGAAGTAAAGCTCTCACCGGATTGGCAGCTTTGAGATCTAAGATGAATGGAGCCTAAAATGCCTGAACTTGATGATTTAGAATTACAACATCTAGCATCAATCTCTCACGAGAAAGATCCTCTAGGAACAGATCCTCATGAACCTGGAGCTAAACTTGATGCAGGTAAACAGTTACCTTTTCTTGTCCTCGGTAAGTTTGTTCTTGCACTTAAAGAGGTAGTTAAGGTTGGAACTTTTGGTGCAAATAAATACACCAAGAATGGTTGGATAGAAGTACCTAATGGAAAGGAACGATATTATGAAGCGATGATTAGACACCTACTTGAAGATATGCAAAGTGAAGATAGTAAAGATCCTCAAACAGGCATTACACATCTTGCACATGCAGCTTGGAATATTCTTGCAGTAATTACACTGCGCTCAATCTCCCGTAAATAACCTTTTATAGAAAGCTACTATCATGTCTACTATCGATCAATCCACTTTCGACATTAATGCATTGCTTGACGGCACACTCGATGACTTGGCAGATGCTCCAGAATTCAAGCCTTTCCCTGCTGGGACTCACAAGGTTACCATCAAGCTGGAACAAAAGAAGATTGGTACACATCCTGCAATCGAAGCAACTTTTGTAGCAGATGAAACAATCGAGCTGGCTGACTCATCTGACACTCCCCTGTCCAAAGGTGCATCTACCAGTATTGCATTCCTGTTGGATAAGGAATTCGGCCAAGGTGATTTCAAGAAGGTTATGAAAGCAGCTGCTGAAAAGTTTGGTGCTAAAGCTAACCGTGATTTGATGAACGAGATCCAAGGTTGCGAAGTTCTTATCATTACAGGTTTGCGCTCGAACACGGAAAAGACACGGAAGTACACAACACTGGTTGATATCTCTGTGATCTGATGATCTCGATGATCTAACATCTAGCACCCACTAAGATTAAGTTCTTAGTGGGTTCCCTTTTATCTGGAGATTATTATGATAAACGCTATTCACGCATCTCTTAAAATTACTATCTGTGAATCTGTTGAAGATGCAGTAGCTCAAGGTTTTGTATACAAGGAGCCTGACTATCTACCAATTGAGATTATAGATATTGTTGTAGTTAAGAATGGCACTAAAGCGGGAAATTCTACAGCTGATTTTATTCTCAAGGATTCAACTGGACAGAAGTTTTGTTTCATGGTTACAAGTAGATTGTTAAAGTCAATCCCAGCTTTCGAATAATACCTAGGGCCTGTAGTGGGCCTTATAATTATTTGATAGGAGATCTAACCTATATGACAACGCCATTGAAATCTAAACTAGCAGCTCTGACTGCACAGATGCGCGCGGCAGTTCCTCAGAAAGAAGCTTCCCAAAAAGGTGACAATGCTCTATTCCTAGGTACACTAGAAGATAAAGCATACATCCCTCACCTAAAGGGAATGTTCAATGGGCTGAACACTTACGTCTGCGTAGAACCAATCTCTCTTCTGTCTCATCTGGAGATGTATTGTGCGAAAAGATCAGTTACAAGAGTTGTTTCAACCTCTATACCAATCCTTTCCAAACTCCTTGAGTTATCTGGTAATAGTAAGTCCAACCCTAGTTTATCAGACTACCAAGGTTCCCTATTCACGTACAGGACTTTGGAAATCGTTTTCATTAGTCCACTCAAGCAGTTGTTCACGGTATCCTACGGTAAATTCATTGCACAGAGATTTATATCGAAGGTTACTGCCCCGGAAGCCTGGAGTGAGGCCACAGATTTTCATTGGACTTTGGTAGATGGAACTAATCATGCTGAGATTATTCAAGACTTATCTGAAGCCTATGCAATTGCTGCGGACATTGAAACTTTTCGTAGCCCTTTGTCTATTCGCTGCATTGGCTATACCGGTGTTTATATCTCTGAGTCCGGTGGTATTACTACTCGTTCTTATGTTCTACCTATAGACTCATCTTTTAACCTCGCAGTGATGAGGACAATAAATGCGCTACCTGTTCAAAAGATCTTCCAAAACGGAAAGTATGACTGTTCCTATCTCCTTCGATATAATGCTGCACCTACCAACTGGCTTTGGGATACTGCACATTTGTTTCACTCATACTACTCCGAGTTACCAAAGGATCTTGCTTTCCTTAACTCCTTCTTCCTACGAAAAGTGGTATACTGGAAGGATCTTGCAGAAACTAATGACCTGCATGAATACTATAAGTACAATGCACTTGACACCTGGGCCACAGCAAATGTCTGGATACAACAAATGTTATCAATACCAGACTGGGCAAGGAGAAACTATACATTAGAGTTCCCTCTTGTATATCCTTGTCTACTGGCAGAAATGACAGGACTAAAGAGGAATCAGGAAAGATTGATTGAAGCCCGGAAAGAAGTTGATTCTCTAGAAGCTCCGGCCCTTGCATCAGTACAGACTATGGTAGGCGCAAAAGGTTTTAATCCTGGATCACCTATACAAGTTAAGACCTTACTTAAAATTCTAGGCTGTGGAGATATTGATTCCTCAAATGAGAAAGATCTCAAGAAAGCGATGCTCAGACATCCTCTGAATAATCTAATTCTTTCTAAGATTCTTGACATTCGTGGCTGGCGTAAACTTGCAACAACCTATTTAAGGACAGATAAAGATGCTGACTCAAAAGGAAATGGAGGAGCTAAAGAGTTCTTTGGATTCATACTCTATGCTCTTAATCCGCACGGAACAGACACCGGAAGGCTTGCTAGTAGAGAGCACCACTTCTGGACAGGACTACAAATACAAAACATTCCACGTGGGCCGGAGGTTAAACAAACTGTGGAAGCGCCAGACGGTTTCTTTCTTGCAGAGTGTGATCTGGAACAGGCAGAGTCACGAGATACTGCAAACATTTCAGGAGACGAGGCTCTCATCAAAGCAGTTAGCGGTACAAAAGATTTTCACTCAGTCAATGCTTCAGCATTCTTTGGTGTGCCATATGATCAGATCTATGATGACACTACCGGAAAGACTAAAGATAAGAAACTACGGGATCTTGCAAAACGAGTCAACCATGGAGCTAATTATAATATGGGACCAGGAGTCCTGATTGACACCATGGGACTGGATAAGATCTGGGAAGCTAAGAAACTACTCGGCTTATCTGAATCTGACCCGAGGAAAATAGCAGAACACTTATTGAATACATTTCACAAAACTTATCCTAAGATTAAAGGAGCTTATTATGTCAGCGTCATTAACGAAATTGGAACATCCCGCAAGTTATCCAGCCGCGCTTTTCACCATACAGAATATAATGAAAGAACTTACAACCCTAGAGAATATATTGAAGCGGGCGACTGGACAAGATACTGTTTTGGAAAACCTGATACGAACAAATCTGACCTTAATTCTTATGTCGCCCACTGTCCGCAATCTCTTAACGCGCGCACATTGAATGAAGCTTTCCTAAGAGTATTCTATGAGATCGCACTACCTAACCCTGAATCTTTCCGTCTTCACTCCCAGATTCATGACTCAATACTTTTCTCGTACAAATCTGGACACGAACATTTAGCAAATCAAGTGAGGGAAGCTATGGAGATTAAGGTAACTATTCGAGATGTATCAGGTATATACAGGGAATTTACCGTACCCGCAGCCTTAAAGATTGGTAAAATTGATAAGGTAACCGGGGAACTTGTTAGGGCAAAATATTGGAGCGATACCGAGTAGGAGATTATTATGGCTATTGTATCTAACACATCAACAAGATCTATTTATATTTCACACTATAGTTCAGGTGCTAGTTCTATATATTTAGAGCCTAGTATCATGCCCGCATTCCGGGATCTCGTTCAGCGTGCAATGAATACTTGGGCAGATGCACCTGCTGAACTCAAAGAATTCGCAGATCTCCTCCTAGATGGAAAGATCCAGCAAGATTATAAATCCCAAATATAACCTCCTCACCGGAGATCAGTATGCAAGAGGACTTCTTTTCCTCTTATCTATCCTATACTAGCGAGACAGAAGTTCCAGCTTTCTTTAATCGCTGGGCTGCTATCGCTGGTATAGGTGCATTTTTAGGTAGACAGTATTATTTTCAACACGGACATTTTACTATCCAACCTAATATGTACTGTATGCTTATCGGTTCCCCAGGTACCCGTAAGTCTACAGCAATTAAGTTAATGAAAAAACTTTTACAAGATTCAGGATACAGTACAATTGCTGCAGATAAGAGTACGAAAGAGAAGTTCCTTCTTGATCTTGCTGGCGAAGGTATGGCAGATCCTGAAGATATCTTAGAGCAAAACCTTTTTGGAGATTCAGATGCTGGAAAACAAGATGCAGAAATGTTTATTATGGCTGACGAGTTTAATGATTTCTTTGGTAATGGTAACATTGAGTTTATCAGTTTGTTGGGAACTCTATGGGATTACTCAGGCACCTACAGGAACCGAATTAAGAATGGCACCTCTGTTAATATATATAACCCTACTATCAGCATTCTTGGGGGCAACACTCCTACTGGTTTCTCACTTGCTTTCCCTACCGAAATCTTAGGTCAAGGTTTCTTTTCCCGGATCTTACTTATATATGGAGAGCCTAATGGAAAAAAGATTACATTCCCAAAACCTCCAGATCCGACTCACACTAAATTACTTATTGAGTACCTCAAATCAATTAAGACTCAATGTTACGGACCTTCAGAACTTACTCCAACAGCAGAGCGATTACTTGACAAAATCTACAGAATGTCTTCACCAATTGATGACGTCAGATTCGAATCGTACTCCACAAGAAGATTCTCGCACCTTCTCAAACTTTGCATCATACAAAGTGCGGC